GGTNGAAGGACTGCTGCTGTTCAGCGTCGTTGAAATCGTTCCAGTTGGACATGGCGGCTTACTCCTGGGATGCGTTGGATTCGGGGGTGGCGTTCGGGAAAGCGGTGGCGTGCGCAGCAACGGCGTGCCGACCGAGGCACTTGGCGATGAGCTTTCCGAGGTGGGGTTCTTCGAGGGGGTCGAGCCGGCCACTGCGGTCCTTGCTCGGGAAGCCCCATGCGTTGTCCGCACCGGTCACGAAAGCGCGGTACGGCGTGCCGTCGTCGGCCTTCAAGATGGCCAGCGTGATGACTTCATCGAGCACGCCCGGCAGCTCGGCCGAGGTCTTGGCGCCTTCCAGCTGCAGCTGGTAGATGCGGCGATTGAAATCGTCCAGCTTCTCCTCGAGGATGCAGACGTATATGACGTGCTTGTCGCGCACGTGCTGCAGGTGCGTGAGCGCGCCGATCATCTCGGTGCCCAAGAGGCCATACGCGCCCCGGGTGTCGGGCTTGCCGGTCTTCTCGGAGAAGGCCGCCGGCTGGGTCTTGCACCAGGTCAGGCACATCCGCGAGAGCACGGTCAGGCTGTCGACAAAGTAGGTGTCGTACTTGGCCAGCTGCGCCGGATCACCGTACTTCTGGCAAACGTGATCGAAGTGCGCCTGCGAGAACGCCTGCTCGGGCGAGGCGCTCGGGCTTGGCCCGGCGAGGAACACCACCAGGTCCTTGAACTCCGGCCAGGTGCGCGGGCGCAGGGTGTCACCGGCCCAGTCGAGGATGGACAGATCGCCGGCCTCGGTATCCACCAGCAAGGTGCTGGCAGTATTCAGGGTACGAATCTGTGTAGTCTTCCCAGCCCCAGGAATTCCGACGAGGGCAACTTTCGCGCAGCGTTTCTCTGACAAGCGTTGGTCAGCGCTGATGATCGGGAGTGCCATCACTTGCCCTCCCCAACGATTGCCAGGCGGAAGGCCGGCTTGGCGGGTTTGAGGGTGCGGGCAGCCTCGAAGGGACGGCGCAGGGTTTCGGGCCAGGCGGCGAACTTGCGCTCCGACACCGAATACTTCACGTCGATGTATTCTGCCGGGTCGTCACCGTTGCTGGCGATGCGCTGCGCGATGGCGGCCAGTTCATCCTGATCCCAAGCAACGGACTTCTTGATCTCGACCGTGATGGCCAGATCGCCGTCGGTCAGATGCGTGGTGCCGGTGTCCTTGCCAGCGTCGAGCAGTTGCGCACGGGCGGCGTCGCCGTAGAGGTCATCGAGCGCGGCGGTCAGCTGCTCACGGGCGTGGCCGATACCACGGTCCATTTCGGCGAGCAGGACGGAGAGTTCCTGCAGCGCCGGCTTGGGCAGCGCCTTGATACGCTCGCAGGTCAGGTCTTCGAGTTGGAGGGGAAGACTGCCGATGTCGAGGACGGTGGCAGTTGGTTGTGGGGTGGCCGCGAGGGCCGTATTCAGCGATGTGCTGGTCATGGAAATGCTCCTTAAAAAAGTGGCCTGAATTCGGTTGCGGACTCGCCGCCGCCGACAGGTGCATTTCCTCAAGGCGCATTACACAGAGCGCTACACGCATTACACAGACCCATTACACAAACGCGTTTCGTGCCTGCAGAATGCAAAAAAACCCGGTCTGGGATCGCCAGCCGGGTTCTTGTGTGGGGGTGTTATGGGTGTGCTATTTCAGCCAGTGCGCATCCTCATCGCTGATCTTGAGGGCATAGCGCTCCTCGTCATCGTCGTAGTGGATGAAGCCGTGGTAGACCTCGGGGATGCGCTGAAAGGTCTTGCTGGGCGAGAACTTCTCGTCCTTGGAGCCTGTTGCCGCCCGTAATGCATCGCGCCCCAATTCGTGATCACGGCTGTCGATCAGCGCCACCAGAATGGCCTTTTGCTGCCGAGTCAGTCGGATCGCCTGACCTTGCCAATACACAAGCCCTTCGCTGGGTGTGTAACGCAGTGTATTGGTGTGCGAGCGCTCCTCCACTGTCACGACCTGGGCACCGCCCGTCTTGAGGCGGTTGTCGAGGAACTCGAAGGTGCTTTGGCCCAATCGCCCCACGGCCGGCAGTGACCTGACCTGAGCCCCGGCCAGTGGCGAGAATGCCGGCAGCGGCGTCTCGCTGGTGGTCAGGATCATGGCATCTTGCAATACGCCCTCGCCCTGGAGGTGCTCACGCAAGGCTTGGGCGACAGCAAGCTCGTGCAAGGTGCGGGCAAAGTACCAGGTATGCAGTTGGCCGGGGCNNGGCTGGGTGGTGCCCAGCCGCCAGACCACACCCGGCTGGATCACACGCACGCCTTGCGGCATCAGCCCCAGGCCAATCACCAGGTGCGTAATCAGCTGCTCGGCGGCAGGTTGGTAGGTTTTGCGGATATAGGCCGGTGCCACAACGGGTCCGCACTCCGGGCACATCTGCAGCACTTGGTCGTCAGCCAAGGTCGTGGACTTGGGCGGGTCATCGACCACCCGTGCCAGTTCAATCCAGCAGTCATAGCAGGTCGCCGACGGCAGATCACCGGTGAACCGGAGCAGCCGTTCCCTCAGCAGGGATCGGGCAGCCGGTTCCCAAGGCCCTTCAAACAGGGCTTTGCCGTTGATGCGCGTGTCTGCTTGATCCAGCAACCGGCACATCAGCGCCGTCGCTTCTATCTGGGCTGTGCTCATACCGCCAGCGCAGCCTCATCAGCCTCGGGCTCCGGGGTGATCGTCGGCACCGGTTCGTCGCCATCGATGACGTTCAGGGCGCGCAGTACCGCCTGGGCCATGGGCTGGTGCTTGGCTGGCAGGTTCTTGATGGTGGACGAGCCCGAGGAGAAGACGTTGAAGCTGAAATGGCCACGGCGGATTTTTTCGGTGGGATAGACCATCAGCGTCGCGCCGTCGAGGTTGTACTCGGCCTCGAAGGCGTGGCTGACCTTCAGGCGGGCACGGGCGAGTGCCAAGGCGTCGGGTTCGGATTCGGCTTCCGACGCCTCAAAGTGAATGTGCTGGCCGCTGCTGTTCATCGGCGCAAACTGGGCGCGGCGAAGACGCACCTTGCGAATGCCATAACGCCCCCAGTCCTCGAACGGGTCCAGTCCATCGCGCAGTGCGTTGAGGCGGTAGCGCTTGGGCTCGATCTCTTCCGGCTTGATCTCGTGCCCGACCAGGTGTTTGCCAAAGAGCTGCAGCACCGCCTTGTGGTTTTTGGCGCCACCCTTGACGATGGTTTCGACAAGCCCGGTCTGTGGGTCGTAGAGCAGCGCGGTTTCCAGTGCGATGCGGGTGGTGATGCGGCTGAAGTGATTCTGGCTGAAATGCGCCAGGGCGGTCACCGGCCCTTCGACGTAGAGCGTGATCTGGATATGGTGCTCGCGCTGGCTGACCTCGATGTGCGTGGCCTTGCCGGCGCCGGCCTTTTTGTAGATGTCGGCCACCGCCTGGCTGAAGGTTTCCAGGGCGGCCCGATCCGCTGTGGGGTCCAGGCCCGCTTCGATGCGGTGCTTCTTCCAGTATTTGCCGTTGGTCTTGGCCAGGAAGGACAGGTGCAGTTCGGTCTGGCGGAAGGCCTCGTCGCGGAAGGTGAACATCCACATCGCCTTCTCACGGTCGTCGCGGTCAGCGAAGGCCGTCAGCACCGCCTCGTCGTCAGCGCACTTGAGCAGGAACTCCTCCGCTGCCAGTGGGTTGGCCATCAGGTGGCAGCGGCGCAGATCGTCGTACCAATAGCCCAGTGCATCGGCGATGGCCTTGCGCTGCTCGCCCGTCATCTCGCGGGTGGTCAATTCCGTGGCCAGCGCTTCAACCGCCTGACTCACCATGGCCGGCAGCGTCGCCTCATCCTGCGTCCAGTCCAGCGTCAAGTGCGGGCCGAGAACATGGGCCTCGGTGAACTCGCGCAGCGTCGGCATACCAATGTGACGCAGGAAATGGGGTGGGTTGAATACGCTCATGCTCGGCTCCTTGGCTTGTTGTTATGTCCAGAACCGAACTCAGCGCACGATCTTGCGGGTCAATCCGACCACCACGCCCACGATGTCCAGTTCACCGTCTGGCAGGATCAAGGGATAGGCTGGGTTGTGCGCCTTGAGCGCCCGCTGACCTCTCTCGATCACCAGTTCCTTGAGCGTGAATTGATCGTTCACCCGCGCCACCACGAAGTCACCGATTGCCGCAGCGCGCCGGGTATCGACAATGGCCATATCGCCATCGTCGATGTGGGCGTCCGTCATCGAGTCGCCCCGCACCCGGATCACCAGGGTGTCCGGCGGTGATTCGATCAGGTACTCGTCCAAATAGAACGGTTGGGTCGCAACATCCGCCACCTCGGTCGGCAGACCGGCTTGTACCGCGCACTCCGCTAAAGGTCGCTCGAAGAAGCGCTTGCCGGGTATCCAGACGCCGTCACTATTGCGTTCGAGGTAGCCTTGCTTGGCCAGGCGCTCGAGGATGGTCTTGACCGCAGAGCGTGCCGCCACTCCTAGGACAGGCAGCAGCNT